GTTCTCTGCTACCATTTTGGCCTGCATGACGGGCAAGAGTGCAATAGGTACATCCGCACCTTCAGCAGGTGACTTATCATACCCAAGCGCTTCTAACTTTTGATTGATCGAGAGAAACGTGGATTTTTCTAGCCGCTCCCACATTTCCCGCCGACGTGGCTCTAATGCAGGCACTTGATCGAGGTTCACATCTAATTCCAATCCATCACCGTATCGTGGCATCAACCACGCGTTCAGCTCATCACGAAAGACCATGAGCAGCAGCGGTAAAACAAATGTATCCCAGAACGCAAGGCGAGCGGTCTCTTGATTCGAGTAGGTCATGGCCCCATCTGACAGCCCCAAGAGAAACGGCATCGTAGAGCCCCCTAACGCAATCGCTACCTCGTGCGCGCTCACGTGCAAGCCTTCGATCCAACTCATGTCGCGTGCGGAGAAGCCAATTTTATCCACCGTCACCTGATCGCCCACGCCTTCAATCAACGTCACCGCTTTCACATTGCGTGCGCCGCTCATATCCTCTTCAAACTGCGCTTTCAAACGCGAGAGCGATTTGTCAGACATCGCAGCTTTGGCAGTCACGAGTAAATCACTCGACGCACCCCGCCTGAGCAGATTCGCGTTCCAGGTGTTGGCATCATTATGCAGGTCAATCGATAAGGCAGCCGCCTCGATTGGTGACAGCCCACGCCACGGGTCACAGGGATTGAACGTCTTAATCAAGCGCATGTTGCTGTTGCCAGTGATCGGATCGACCGGCCACTTCGGAATGAGTTGCCCACTCGCATTGATGAACCCATAGGCAGACAAGCCGACTCTGCCAGGAATCGGACGAATGGTATCCGGTTGATGCAAATAGAGTTGCGTGGGTGGTTCGTTGTAGGAGCCACCGGGTGTAATCGCTTCAATAGGCACCTCACCGGCGATGCGATGATAGCTGGCTGCCGCATAGAGAAAGTCGGCCCAACTCTGATACGGATTCGGACGAATAAACACGGGTGGTTTGGACACCTCTTTCCGATCCAGGGAGGCCCGCCCACCGACCGCAAGAGGCCGTTGGTAGGCCAGCCACGGAGGAGAGGAAATGGCTTTGGCAACTTCATCTACGCTGGCATAGGCGATGACATTCTTGCCATAGCCTTCCTGTGCGGCTTGTTCGAAGCTCACCCCATTTTTACGGTAGAAGCCATTCGTCACCTGACCAGGGGTATAGACATACGCACTCACTGTTGGTGAGACAGCTTTCTGCTCTGGTGGGGCAGTGTTATTGCGGCGGAACCAGTCAAAGAAACCCATTGTGCTATTCCTTGTATGGAGGGAGCTGCGGGGGTGCCCATCCAGCCCACCTTTGTTCATCTGGCGGGCGCGTATCGCCAAGTAATCCTATACATTCTCCTGTCTGTCTCACTGCCGCCTCCCATGCGATTTGAATTGGTCTGGTCAAATTTTCCCATGCTGGCATAGGCAGCCCTTGATAGTTCTTATTGCCTGTCGAGGCAGCATACGCACGATAGGCACTGACCGCGATGTCACTCCATGCCATTCCTGATGTCCAATTTTCCATAGTGTTTTTCTCTCCTTCTTTTTGCCACGAAGATATTTCTGGATCTTTCATACGTCCCTCAGAACCGATGCACGCGGGGCTCGACATTGCGCCCGGCCAGCTTCACAAAAGCGAGAGCAGCAGCGTCCACTTGATCACAAACAATAGACCCATCGTCGGCCTTGATTGGATCAAAGTTATGCAGTTCGTCAATAAACTTTTTGTTCCACTCTCCCCTGAGCAGCTTCACATTACGTGCTTGGCACTGTGCCGCCAAAGGATTGGCGCGTGTCCCTTTGCTGCCGGTTGGTCGCTCGCTGTACACGTTATAGCCTGCCAGATTACGCACCGTGGCTTCCGCACTTTCCTTCCCTCCAGAACCAGGTTCTTGTTCCTGCCAGATTTCCACGTCGCCCCCATCCTGGCTGGCAGTGGTCTTAATCACCTCTTCTCTGTTCAACGCGCCCCATTGGCCTCTCACGACATCTTCGACCACAAACACGCCGTTTTCCAGTACCGCCATGCGTACCCCCGCAGAAAACTTCCCGCCGCCTTCTGTGCCGGCTTTGTCCCATGCCCGCACAGTATGTGATACAACATGCGGCAGCGCATCAATCACTTCGAAATGCTCTCGATTGAACACATTGCCCGCCGCTGGTCGCACCTTCCAGTTGCCATACAAGAGCTGCATCTTTTCGACATAGGGCAAGGCGTGGAGGTTACTGAGATAGTCAGGATTTGTAGCGAGGAGTTTGGCGTTGTCATCAATACGGCCAGGAATGAAGGTGACAGACTTCGGCTCTGCACGTTCATCTTTCGTCAGGTCTACTATGTAGCGCTTGGCCGTCAGGTATTCATCCGCAGCAAACCACACCAACTCTTCTCCATTCCGCACCAGCCATTGAATCACACCGGCTCTGTCAAGGATCGGAAAGCCGGTCTCTTGATCGATCCACCACGCAAGGAAGTCTGCCAGCCAGGAGTCAGGATCGGGGTTTGTAGTTGCGCGTATGTATGGCCGCACCCCTGAGTTAGAACGGTTCCGGCTTGTGAGAAACCAAAACTGACTCGCTGTGAACGTAAACAACTCGTCAAACTGGAGCAGGTTGATTTGCGCGCCTGACCATTCTGTTCTGCTCGCCTCGTGCTCCAAGTGACGGAAGACAATCTTCGCACCCGATGGAAAGCGCCATTCCAGAATCCCTTTGACTGGTGTTCCCTTGTAGCCGGAATAGAGCTTCTCGCTATCATCCCAGAGGCCGCCAGGATTCGTGATCTGTGGCGACGTGCGGCGGAAGGTCACGCAATTGAATTGTGGATTGCTGAGATACTTAGCGGGCTCCATGAGCAGCGCACTGGTTTTGCCTGAGCCTGCCGCGCCGCCATATACACAGATGTCCGCCCAGCAATTGTAAAACGCGGTCTGTGGACCTGGCTGAGGAGACCATGGAATAATAACAGACTGTGTGTTTTCTTGCTGCGGTGATATAATATCAAGAAGGTTAATGGAGTGTGGGCGCTTCCGGTTTCGCAGGTCCGATTCCAGAATCATCGCGTAGGTCTGCTCCAATTCGCTCCTTGATAGCTTGTCTAAGTTCATCGTCACTCATTTCTTTGATCTGTTTGAACTCTACCCGTTCTGTATAGCCACGCTCCTTCAGCTTGTTCTTAGCGTACCATTTTGCGGTCTCGACATCTTTGTCCATAATCGCCTCAAGAATCACTTGCTCAACCATATCCCCTATACCCTCAACCTCGTTCTTGTAGGCGAGGGCAGCCGAGGGATAAACTGCTAAGTATCTGTCTATGCTATTGCGGTGGCAGCCTAAACGCCGTGATATTGTTGCCTTGATGCCTGCTGAACCCTTAATCGCCTCGGTTACTGCTTCTGCTGTGTGTTTTATTTTTGCCACTGCACAAAATGCCTTATATAACTTTCGGTTGTTTGCCGGTGGCATCGGCCCAGCGTTGCAATGTTACAGCCACATAGGCCGGGCTGATTTCTATTGCTCGACATTTGCGGCCAAGTTGTTCGCAGGCTATCAATGTGGTGCCAGAGCCACAAAACGGCTCATAAATAGCATCTCCTGGCTGGCTGTTATTCCGTATCGGACGCGCCATGCATTCAAGAGGCTTCTGCGTACTATGCCCCGTCTCTGATTTAATGGGCTTGTCAATTTCCCACAGAGTTGTTTGTGATCGATCACCCGTCCAGTGCCCCGTCTTACCCTTCCGTACCGCATACCAACATGGCTCGTGCTTCCAGTGGTAATCTCCACGACCGATCACGAATTGTTGTTTCGCCCAAATAATTTGACAACGAATTTCAAAGTCTGCACGCTGGAGGGAGGCTTGGACTTCGCTGGCACGCCGGCCGTCATGCCAGCAATACGCCACGTCACCACGAAACAGCGCCCATGCGGAAGTCCAATCAACCTGATCGTCATTGTGGACCTTGCCAATGGCTCGCCCTCCAATGGGCGAGCCATCTTCTCTAAGAGCTTGATTTCGCCAATCTGCATCGTACTCGACCCCATACGGTGGGTCAGTAACCATGAGCACTGGCACTACTGGTTGTAAAAGCCGCTCAACATCTTCCCGCTTGGTGGAGTCGCCACATAGCAGCCGGTGCTCTCCTAGCTGCCAAAGCTGACCCGTCTCAACACCCCACTTTTCCCTGAGTTCTTCAGCCTTATCAATCTGCGGTTCAACATCTTCTACTGCGTTTCCATTAGTCGAGAAATTAACTTGGGCGAGCTTCTCTTTCCATTCCTCATCACTCCACAATGGTTTCAGGTCAAGGTTCAATTCGGTCCGTAGTTGCTCAATGCGTGGAAAGTCAAAATCGAGGCTGATCTCTGCTGATCGGTTATCTTCGATGCCCAGCATTGCGGCCTCTGCGGTTCCTGGTGCAACATCGCTGCGAACATGCACGATTGGCCGTGTGCCATCGGTCTCAATTATGATTGCCTCATCCATGCCAATCCCGACTGCTGTTTCTTGGGTCAGATTGCCTGCAAGCATGACGGGCTGGTCTACCCCTTTGCCAGCGGCCGCCATTGGACGGAAGAACCCCCGCTCACGCAATGACCGCTCGACGGCATCTCGACCTCGTGAGGTGTGCCGATTTGCATTCTTCGGGTCTTGCTGAATCTCTGTCAGCTTGGCAATCCGCATTGTGGGTTTGTTCACGTGTAGCCTCCTAGGGCTATAAGTCTCTCAGAATCTTATACCGCCGCCCTGACATTCTGATTGCCAGGCCCCGCCGAGCTGCATCTTTGAACACCATCACGAGTGCAAACCGTGCCAGGACCATACCGAGAATCATACCAGAGAAGAAAATAAAGAAAATTATGGGGTCCACAGGTCTCCTTGTTCTGCCTGTTTAGTGACTCGTGGTTTCAGTGGCAGCACTTCTTGCCGCAGTCGCTCCACAGCAATCTTGCAATAGGCTTCTGAGATTTCTATCCCGATTGCTTTGCGGCCTAGTTGTTTGGCACCTAGCAGCGTTCCTCCAGACCCCATAAAAAGATCAAGGATGCAATTCCCAGGATCAGATAATATATCAACGCAATGCAACATTTGCGGCAATGGCCGCTGGCAAGGATGTCCAACTCTCGATCTCATGTCTCCCGTATTACTGATTTTCCAATCTCTTCCTTTGCCTTTTTGTATCGGGGTACCAACAGCCCAGAGAATGGCATAGTCAGTAACCCAAGCGGGACCGATGGATTTATACATTTGCGCGAAGGTTTTTGGACACGCTAAGAGGCGATAATCACGAGGGAATATTTCGTGCCACTCACGACATTTCTTTGCAGCCTGAAAGACGCACATCCATCCATTCATCACATGCTCTTCCGCTGCTTCAAGGATGGGCCAGAGAAATTCTTTATACCCGACTACAGGATCGGTATATTCAAGATACTCACTAAACCCGATGCCATACGGCGGATCAGTCAGCACAAGGTCTACCGGCCCAAGCTGCGGTAGGATGTCCCGACAATCCCCGCAATAGATTACTGAATATTCGTCTTCGTAGTACGGCTTTACTTGCATGTCAGATACCACACCAACGTGTCTCGTGCGTGTTCCCAGCCGTAGCAGAACACAACCATGTTGCCGTGCTCAACCAGCTCTATTGCCTTATCGATCTGAAGACGGCTGATAGTCCCATCGATGGCTTTCATCTCGATATACAGCGATTGTGCTTCTTTGCGGGCTACAGCAAGGCAAAGGTCCGGCATTCCTGCTTTGACACCAACCCGCACAAAGCGCACTGCCTCACTCTGCCGCCGATAGCCTCCATTCGGAATTGCATAGAGCAACGCCAACTCAGGATACTGTCTGTAGGAATGC